GAGCATGGACCGGGCCGCCGCATGGACGCGAGCGCGGATCATGACGTCACCCGGTCCGCGTCGACCCAACGGCCCGCGCCGTCGCCTTGCGAGACGAGCACGCGGAGGCGGCCGTAGGCGCCTTTCGCGTCGAGCACGCGGACGCGCGCCGTCCATCCGTCCGAGGTCGTGAGGGTGACGTCCGTTCCGATCATGCGGGCGACGTCCGCGAGAGTGTGCCGTGCGTTCATGCTAGGTTCCCCATCCGTGAGCGTGAAGGATCGCAGAGACGTGCGCGAGGAGGAGGGCCGCGACCGTCGCGACCGTGAGCCCTGCGCCTATCCATGCTAGTGTGCGTGCCATGAGTGTACCCCGTTGCCGGATCCATCGGCGAACCGAACGCGAGAACATGAGGGAATCCGGGACCTCACGGAAAACGGCACCCCGGCACACTGTCGGCCGCCCTCCCCGCACCCCGATGGAGCCCGATACGACCCTCCGACACCCTCGGGCCGTGCCGTGAGGGATGGACTATCCCTCGCGGAGCCCGTTCCCCGGGCCGCCAAGGGGTCCGAGGAGGGCCGCAGGGCCCAGGAGGCCCAGAAGGAGACGCGTTCCATCCATCGCGCGCTCCATCTTGCGCACGCGCGCGCGTTCTCTGGGTTCGATGGCCCCAGGGGGGGACCACCATGCGGCCCGCACCACGTAACCCGCTCGCATTTTCTACACTGAAATGCGAGCGGGTCGCGCGTGGCTAGCCGTCGAGCTCCTCGAAGGGGATGCTGTTGTCCGGGAGGACGTCGCCCTGCACTTCGAGAGCCGCTTCCGCCTCCTTCATCGCCGCGCGGATGGCCTTCGCCTTCGCGACGAGGTCCAGCTGCTTCGGCTTCCGGATGGCGATCGTGTGCGTTCGCCCCAGCGTCGGGACCTGCGGGATGTTCGCGGGCACCCCTCGTTCCCTCTGGGACTCCAGGAGATTGCGGTTGTAGTCGTGCGGCTCGTACACCTGGCACGTCGACTCCAGCGGCGTGCCCCGGCGGGCCGGGTCGGTGAACGGGCGGAACGGGATCGGGGTCTTCTTGGCCTTCTCGGTCATGGTCGTCGGTGCTCCTTGTACTTCGGTTTCGTTCGTCCGTGGGCGGGTCGCCGGTTGGCGTTCTCCCCGCGGTTTGCTCGACAGAAGGCGCAGCGCCAGAGGAGTCGACGTCGTGCCCGGTCCTCCCGGGACGTTATCTCGACTTCCGGCGTCCGCACTACTTCCCCTTGTGCCCCTTCATCGCCTCCCCGTGGGCCTTGGAGTGGCCGCCCTTCTCGCGGTACCCGTGGGCGTGCGCGGCGGCTGCTTGTCGGACGGCGCCGGCGCGCGTCGGGTAGACGTGACCGTGCTTGCCCCACTTGTAGCCGCCCTTGACGTGGTTGATCGGCATGTCCTACTCCTGATCGGTCTCGACGGTCTCGAAGAGGCTCGACTCCTCGTCGTCCTCGTCCTCCTCCTCATCACACGGGTCATCGTCGGCGCACCAGTACCCGCGGTACACACCGGGCATCGGAGGTTCCCTTCAACAGGGGGATCCTCCGATGCCCGTGACGTGCGCGCGGAACCTAGCTCTGGCGAACGGTCTGGATGCCCCAGCCGGTCGTGTCGCTCGCGGAGACGGCCGTGACCGCCCCGACCGCGACGGTGCCCGTCACGCCGAAGGTCGGCGCGGCACCCGGGACGTCGCTGGACGACTTGAGGTGGATGTCCGCCCCCGAGTTGTCCGAGGACGCGAGGTCCGGGAAGAGGGCCGCCTCGGTGCACAGGCCGTCGGCGACGAGGGTCGCCGTGTCCATCGACACGACCGTGTACTTGATCCCCGCGACGTTCGTCGCGGTGCCGGCGCCCGAGTTGGACACCGACGGGACCTGGTCCGAGCGGTCGAGGACGACGAGCCGGAGCGTGGCGCTGGAGCGGGCCGCCTTGAGCTCACCCGGCCAGCGGTTGTTGATGAGGGCCAGGAGGGCTGTCGCGACGACCGCGGCTGTGTCGCCGTTGATGACGGTGTACTTGACGGAGCGGCCCTTGTGGGTGAACGTCCAGACGGTGTCCGCGGCGCCCGCGGCGGTGATGACGATCTTGCGCGCGCCCTGGTACGTCGCGGTCACGACGTCGTCGGCGGCGCCTGCGTTGGTCACGGTGGCCTTGTACTCGGGGTGGACGACGGACTCCGAAGCGACGGAGGGGTAGCGGCGGGACGAAGAAGAGCTCATGGTGGTCTCGGTTTCGGGTGGGGTTGGGTGGACAGTCCCGCCGTCTAGTGGCGGCGGGGCAGGCTGCGTGGACCCGTCGTCGACGGGCCCTCCGACGGGGACGGTGTCGGACATGATTGGATGTACCAGAGGAGTCGGAGGATCCTCTCGGAGGACTCCTTCAAGAGCCCGAGCGCCGTGTTGCAGTTCGAGCACAGGAGCTTGCGAACGGCGCCCGACTGGTGATCGTGGTCGATGACGAGGCGGGCAGGGCCGCCCTTCGTACCGAACGTCTGGAACCGGTCTTCGCAGGCGGCGCACTTATCGCTCTGCGCGATTCGCATCCGCGTTACGGCGCATCCCGTCAGGTCGTGGTCCCGTTTCAGGACTTCCGCCGCTCGGTTGTGCAAGTGCTGGGCCTTGGTCATCTTCCCTTCCTAGTTGAAAGTCGGGCGTGTCGACGTCGTACCAGACCGCCCGGTAGGCCCGCGAGAACTCCAAGCCCCAACGGAGCCCGTGGCCCCCGCAGGTCGCTTGCCATTCCTCGTGGTCCGCGGACGGCGCGAGCGCGTGCGCCCACTCGTGGACGATCGTGTCCGCCAGGACGAAGCCGGTCAGGCTGCGGTCCAGCTGGATCAGGAAGCCCGGGCCCATGTGCCGGGTCACGGCGAGGGCGTGCTCGGACTCGATCAGGCCGTCGACCCACTGGACGCCGACGGGCCCGTCGGGCTGGACGTGCTCGTGGAGCCGGGCGAGCTCCAGGTTCAGGATCTCCTCCGGCGTCATCGTGAGCGGGCTCTGCCCGCCCTTGAAGAACCGCAGGTCCTGCCGGGCCGCGTCGGGCCGCGCGCACCCGACGGCGATCGTGAGGACGAGGAGGGCCCGCGGGGCCCAGCGGGCCCAGGCGAGCGTGAGGCGGTCGAGGGTGCTCTGGGTGTTCATCTAGACGCTCCTGTAGACCTGCTGCAACCCCGGAGTCCCCGAGGCCGGCGTGGCCGTGCGCGTGACCGCCGGGTCGGCCACGGCGACGTTCGTCGAGGTGCCCGCGCCGTCGTTCGTGACCTCCAGTCGTTGGGCCAGGTCTACCGGGGTGGCGTAGGTCACGGTGCAGACGGCGCCCGAGCGCGTCGAGGTGACGCCCGCGAGGGCGTCGATGGCCGCGTTCAGGCCCGTGGCGACCAGGGTGGCCGTGTCGCCCCCCTGGACGGTGTACGTCGCGGTGAGCCCCAGGACGTGCGCGGTCCAGACGACCCCGGTGGCGCCCGGGGCGGTGATCGTGAGGGTCCTGCCCTCGGTCGCGACCCACGAGGCGGCCCCGAAGTCCGAGTCGAACCCGCAGGTGGCGTCCGCGTCCGTGGTGATCGAGACGGTCGAGCTCGACCGCGAGGCCGAGACGCCGTCCAGGGCGTCGATCGCGAGCTTGAGCCCCTCGGCGACCAGGGCGGTCGTGTCCCCGAAGACCGTCGTGTAGGACGCGACCCGGCCCCCCAGCCGGACGGTCCAGGCGGTCCCCACGGGGCCCGGCGAGGTGACGAGCAGGGCGACGGTCCAGGTGGTGTTCCCGGCGACGTAGTCGCGGGTGCGGTCGAGGGAGCGGGTCATGGGGACTCCAGGGGGTCAGGGGGCCCCATAGGGGTCCGGGGGGTTCTAGGATGGCACGGTTCTTGCGTGCCTCTGCTGATCCTCGTGGGATCAGCTGGGACGGGGGGTGCCGCGGGGCGTCACGAACGTCTTCGGGCGGCGCTGGTTCCGGGTCGCGCGCTCCAGGAAGCCCTCGATCGCCTCGTCGAAGTGGCGGTCGCGGGTCGCCTTCGAGGCCCTGTCGACGTCCTTCGCCATCGAGTCGGTCCAGAGGCCCACGGCACCGGCGAGGGCGTCCACGCGGTCGTCGTGCTGGAGGCACCCGCGCTCGCGGGTGAGCCGGGTGATCTGGTGCGCGAGCAGGTAGTGGTGCGCGGTCTCCGTCGAGCGGCTCGGGGAGAGGTAGTCGTCCCGCAGGAACACGTCCGGGGCGACCACGATCCGTCGCTGGGCCATCGCCGGTTCGAGCACGTCGAGGATCCGGAGCTCCTTCTGCTTCGTGACCTTCACCGACTCGATCGCGACGGGGTAGCCGAGCTTCTGGACGTGCGGGAGGAGGAGCTTCTCGAACATCCCGTCGCCGAAGTTGGCCTCGACGACGATGCGGTTCACCTTGTTTCGGAGGGCGGCGCCGGCGATCACGGACATGACCGCGTCCGAGTAGCCCCCTTCGAGGCCGACGCACTCGGGGATGTAGACCTGCCCGTTCAGCTGTTTCGAGACGCAGTACGCCGTCTCGTCC